CCCTTGGATGACTTGTTCCACTTCTGTGTTGATGTCTTCCGTAAGGCAGAGGGACGTAAGCTGACATCCATTGAGTGTCACGATGTAGTTTGTAAGGTAGCTGACATTGTAGTTGTTGGTGGTGTGAGACGTTCGGCTTTGATTAGCCTGTCTAACCTATCAGACGGACGTATGGCTAAGGCCAAGTCAGGGGCATGGTGGGAGAACGACGGACACCGTAGACTGGCTAACAACAGCGTAGCGTACACAGAGAAGCCAGACTTCGAGGCTTTCCTTAATGAGATGCAGACACTATATGAGTCTAAGTCAGGTGAACGTGGTTTGTTTAGTCGTGTAGCAGCTCAGAAGATTGCAGCTAGGAATGGTCGTCGTGACCCTAATCAGGACTTCGGTACTAACCCTTGCTCAGAGATTATCCTACGCAGTAATCAGTTCTGTAACTTGTCAGAGATTGTAGTACGAGAGGATGACACGGAAGAGACGTTGAAAGCTAAGGCAGAAGTAGCAGCCATCATCGGCACACTACAGGCTACCTTGACTGACTTCAGATACTTACGTAACATCTGGAAGAAGAACACAGAGGAAGAGGCATTGCTAGGCGTAAGCATGACAGGTATCATGGATAACAAACTGTTAAGCACACCTAACTCACCGCATTGTGAAGTAGTATTGGAGGCTGTACGAGATGTCGCTATTGCAACGAATAAGAAGTGGGCTAAGAAACTTGGTATCAATCAGTCTACTGCCGTTACTGCTGTTAAGCCGAGTGGTACTGTGTCTCAGCTTGTCGATAGTGCTAGTGGCATCCATCCTCGCTTCTCTAAGCATTACATTAGACGTGTACGTTCGGACAAGAAAGACCCCTTAGCAGTCTTTATGAAGACAGCAGGGTTCCCTGTAGAGGACGACGTGATGTCTGAGTCTTCGTCAGTGTTTAGTTTCCCTGTCAAAGCACCATCGAGCAGTGTGACAGTCAGTGACGTAGGAGCAATGCACCAGTTAGAACTTTGGAAGATGTACCAGAATCATTGGTGTGAGCATAAGCCAAGTATCACAGTGTACTATACTGACAGCGAGTTCCTTCAGGTAGCTCAGTGGATTTGGGATAACTTTGACTTGTGTAGTGGTATTAGTTTGTTGCCAGTAAGTGAACATACGTATCAACAAGCTCCTTATGAGGACATCAGTGCTGAGGAATATGATAAACTACTAGCATCAATGCCTAAAGATATTAATTGGAATGACCTGCAATACTTCGAGCAGGAAGATAACACCACCGGCTCACAGGAGTTAGCGTGTACCGGCGGTGCTTGTGAAATAGTTTAAGAAAGTGCTGATATGCGGTGTTGTACTACGCAAACTCAACTAAATGTAAACTTGGGGGTCATTGCGACCCCCTTTTTTATTCCTCGTCGTCAGAGAAAGCATTGTAAGTTGTAAGCATACCTGCACCTACGCCTGCTCCTCCTGTTATCTTCGCTCCTTTAATTTTACCTCTAGCACTAGCGGCTCTAGCTTCGTCAGCGGCTGTCGGCGTTACTTTTCCTTCCCGCATGGCTCTCAAGGCGTGTCTATCAGCCCCTTCACCTCGTTTACGTTTAACACCCGTAGCGTCTTCCACCTTTTTAACAGCGGCATCTACGTTAGTTTTTGTCTTGCGCGATACTACCTGTTTAGCGTCATACTTAGTCCCTGTCTTGTATGAAGACTCAACCAACGGTGACGCGGTGATAAGATGGTTACCACCAACAGGAGTCTTACCAAAGATGTCATGCCCGTCACTCAGCATAGAGTAAACTTTCTGGTTGCTAGGGTCTACTGTGATAAAGACGTTCATGCCTCCTAGCTCTTGCTGTCGTGATAAAAACGACTGCTGAGTCACTAGGTAACCTTCCGGTGTCTTTATATCAGACACGTTACGACCACTTACTACGTTACCCATCTCATCAGTTACTTTTGCCGGTTTAATAACTTTAGTATCTACGAGCCTGTTATACTTTTTAAGCAAGGCTTCCGTTCCTGCTTGGTTCTTAGCAAAAGGCTTACCAGAGGCTTCAATAGCCCTAGCTCGCAACAACTGACCAACAACCACAGAAGGTTGCTTGTCGCCTGCTAACAGCTTCAATGCTTTATTGTCTAACGTAGCAGTTATCTGTAAAAACTCCACCATGTCTTTTGGACTTATGTTTTCAGCGGCAGTGCCTCTCAGTTTGTTAAGGTCTTTCAAGTAAACATCAGTCAGCCCACCGTGTAACGAACGCATAGCCGTAGAACCGGCCTTATTAGCCCCTACAGCCTCTAAGTAACCTTCGTTGCTACGTGAGGCAGGGTCTTTAAACTGATACTCGTAAACACCCTTCTTGTCCGTTACGTGAGGGCCGTCAGTTAAGTGCCTTGTCGCTCTAGCTACAATAGACTCTGGTATCTCCTCCGCGCCTTCCGCTCTGAACCTGTTGCCTACGTTATTAGAAAGAGTAGCAACATCATCTCTAGCCACCCTATTGTCTAAGTAGTTAAGGCCAATAACACTGTCCTCAATAAGAGTACCTTCGTTGTTAGGCAACTGACGGTTAATAGACACAGCCGTTAAGTCAGCGTCCTTCCCTCTTTCAGATAAAGCATCGTCCAGTTTAGCGTCAGATATACCGTATTCTCGTCGTTTAGCAACTGCGGCGGCGTTGGTGCTTTCCTCCACAGTAGCAGGCATTGCCTCTCCGTATTCCTTCAAAAAGTTTTTAACGGAAACAAGAGGATTACCTGAATAAAACTCTGGGATATTTGTACGCATATTCTGCGCTGTTTTGTTTAAAAAGTTTCCTGCGCTCTTCGCTATAGCTTTAGCAGGTGGCCCTATCATAGGCATAGCACCCACACCGGCTAACAACATACCTGTACCGTCGCCTTCTCTTCTTGCGTCCTCAAAGTCTACGGCGGCTAGAGCAGTACCAGTTGCGGGTAAATAGTCACCTAAACCAGTCAGTTTCTTGGCTTGTTGTAGGTTACTACGCTCAGTACCCTTGAATAGCCCCAGTGTTGAGGCTACTCCTTGTTCAACATTACCTCTAAAGGTTCCTTCGTCGGGAACCAGTTGGACGTTAGAACCTCCTCTAACATAGGGGTCGCGCTGTGCGCTTGCCTTTAAATCCCTGTTAAGTCTCCCCTGAAAGGAAGGCTCTTGTTTTATGACACCGTTTAAGATGTCTAGTAAAGGGTCACTTGAGGGGGATTTCTGGGTACTCATACGCCTGTTCTTCCTTTGTTAAGTCTTCAGCATCAGTTAATGGTAGTTTCATAATCTCTACCAGTGTTGCCCTGTCCAGAGCAAGAGCTTCACGCATCTCTTTTGACTTTGTTTTTCTACTTATCTTATCCATAGTAACTAAAGTCTTACCCAGATACTTACGTAAAGCAGGGCTTACAGTACCACGATAGGCGGCGTATCCCAGACCACCGGCAACAGCAACTGCGCCTACGTAAGGTATTAGGCTTTGCAACGTCTCACTAACAGCAAAGCCACCTAGACCGGTAAGCATTATTACTTTACCGTGGGGTGTTTTAGGCAGTGAAGAGTCAGTAGCTCTCATTATGTTTTGAAGGCTACGACCTAACGCTGTATCAGCATCCTGAGCGGCTTTAGGTTTTACTATGTCCTTAGTTCTATACAGCAAGTGAATATCTTTAAGCTGTTCAGCTACTTTAGAAAAAGGAGTAACTTCAATGATTTTACCATTAAGGTAATCTCTGACAGCTTTCTGAGAAATAGCAAAGGCTGACTCATTACCTTCAAAAGCCTTACGACCTGTGTTTTTAATGTGATTATCAAAAGTTTTACGTAGCTCATATAAACGAGAAGGTGTAATATCACCATCACCTAACTGACCGTCTAACCAACGGAACAACTGAGCCGCTGTCTTGGCCTGTGTTTCTCCGGCTAAAGCAGGGTTGCCAGTAACAGGGTCTAACAAGTCGTCGATAATTCCTTGCATATCAGAGCGTATGTCTGCTCTGTTTACCTTAACATAGTCATACTCACGTAGCTCTTTTACTAGCTTTTCGCCACGATTGCTTATTTCCTTAATCAGAATGTCTTGGTTCTTTTGATTACTATTCTTACCCGAAACTTTAGTCTTTTTCAGGGTATCAATAGTCTCTTCATCACGCCCAGTACGTCTGTAACGTGTTGTCCCGCCTTCGTCGGTGTACATCTGTTCCTGACGCTCGGCACGATTAGCGGGCGTGTCTAAAGGCGTTATTACTTCCTCTAGGTCTGCTCTTGTACGGTCTTCGGTAGTACGAGCGGCTGAACGCTGTAGAGCTACACCTTTTCTACGTAGCGCGCTCGGAGAGTAAGGCACAGGGTTACGCATCATAGGCGGCTTGTAGACTTCAGCTATCTGAAAGACACCTTTAAGTGTGTCAGCCTGAACAGGGTTATTCTGTGCAAACTCTGTCCACGCATTAATACCAAACCGAGCAGCATCTAAGCCGACCTCAGCCAAAGGTGTGTCTGCCAAAGGAGATAATGTCTCAACAACTTTATCTGCAATTGCTTTTTCATTACTGTCTGGTATAAGTTCTAACAAGCCTTTACCGCCTAACATAACAGCTTCAGCGATTGGGTTTGTAATGTAACTTTTAACTGCTTCACCTGCTAACTGAGGCAAGAGTTGTCCTGTGTTTCCTCCTCTAGCAAAAGTCTCTGCTGTTCTTTCCATTGCTCTCTGAGGGAACTGTCTAATACCTTCAACAATACCCTCTCCTGCTTCTACCGTAGCCTGACCCATATCATAGTCTGTAGGCTGATAGCCTTGAGATGCTTCTTGTTTTGCCTCTAGTGCTTGAGCGGCTCTTACAAGCTCCTCTACAGCCGCCGTGTCCCCCTCTTGGTCAGCGAGGAGGATAGCGGAGTTCAGTTCTTCTAAAGTTGGTTCCATTATTCCCGTCCTTATTTAATACGGTTCAGGTAATTTTGTGCTCTGTTGCTTAAAACCGTAGGCATTGGGCTTCCTACTTCAGGAGGCTGTATGTACAAACTTTGATAGACACTTTGGTCTAATTGTGTCCCTTCTACGGTATTAAGCCTTTCAAGAGCTTCATTGTTTAAACGAATAGCATCTAAAGCACCTTGGTTCTGAATAGCAATGATGCTTCTAATTGTTTCGTCTTCTAATGTTACAGAAGCACCTACAATGTCCTTAATAAACTTAACGTCGTTATCCGAGACCGCAGTACCTGTACCTAAGTTTTTAATTAGAGGTAGAACCTGTGAGTTTCTTTGTTTAAGGAATAACTCAGTAGCCGCTACTTTATCCATCATATCTTCAGGGACGATACCCGCCGCTTTACCGATACGCATTAACTCTAATTTTAAATCGCCTGTAAATCCGGGTTTTATTGCATTATTAAGGGCCGCAATACTTTCTTGGTTAGTACCTAAGATTTTAAGACTGTTACGTGCTTCGTCGTTCAACTCCAAGAAGTTATCAAGCATTTTACCTGTTAGCTTAGAAGTAATACCATCAGCCGCACTAATCTGTTTAGTAACAACAGGAGCAGGACGCAGACCTAAGTCCATAGGAGACTCCCACTTACTTGTCTCAGGGTTCCAGACATTAGCAGACTCATCTACACGACGGCTCTGTACTTCTCCCTGAGCATTAGTAAAGGCTTTAATACTTGCTTTCTTACCTTCTAGTTGCTCAATAAACAAAGTATCAGACATAGAATCATACTTACCGTTGTTAATGTCAGCAATAAGCTCAGGAGAAGCGTTCTTAGACTTAGCTACAGCCGCTTTACCCTTACGACCTCCTCTGTTTACTATATTACGTTCCTGCTCTGTGTATATTGTCTTCTGAGCTTCCTCTAAACTACCTCCACTTTGTAAGGCTTCTACTGTAGAAGTAAGACCTAGAGATTGAGCAGAAGTTACTAGAGCCTTTCTCTGGTCGGCAAGTGCTTTTTTTCTAGCGGCTTCTTCAGCCAGTGCTTTGTTTTGAGCGGCAAACTGCTCTTGTAGGGCAACACCGGCTCCCATGCCCTGCGTGGCTGAAACAATCTGAACAAGTTCTGCTTGACCTTCGGGGGTGGTACGGTCGATAGAGCTTAATTTGTCTCGTAGCTTATCACCGGCAGGACGCATATCCATGTTTCTTAAAACTGGAAGACCTGTGCCTTGTGCGGCTCTACCCACGCCTGTCATCATGCCCTGACCAAAACCGGCGGCGGCGGCGGACATTCGACCTGCGAAGGTAGACTTATCGTAGTCGTCGGATGACGTTTGGCGACCAAAGTCTGTTAATAGTCTTTGTAAGTTTACATTTCTAGCCATTATTATGATTCCTTTAAGTTACGTCCCAGTCGAAAGCACCACCTTCGCCTGTAAGAGCTTGAATTAGAGTCTGCATAAACGCTGTTGTAGTTTCAGCATTAACTTTACCCATACCGAGCATACCTTCTAATCCTGCGATATTAGCCTGAGCCTGTAGCTCTGCGGCTGACAACTGACCTTTCTGAGCCAACTGTGAAGGAATTTGACTAGCACCGAACAAACTCAAAGCCTGTTGTTGTGGCATATAACCCGCACTCATCAAAGCATTTGCTGATGCCAGTGCTTGCTGTTCTCTAGCCATCTGCTGTTGTTCCGGTAAGTACGCTTGTTGAGTCAACGCCTGACCACGCCCAAACATTTGCTGTTGTTCGCCTAGTGCCTGCTGTCGTGCCATAGCTGACGCTTGTAAGCCTGCCTCCGCTCTAGCCTTTTCATAACCAAACTCTTCAGCAGTTCCACCAAACTCCGCAGTACTGATACCACCACGGCCACGAGAGAATAGACTCTGGTCTAGTGCCATCTTTTGTCTTGCTTCTTCAGGGCGCTGTGCGGCTCTGATGTTTTCGTAGTACTCACCTGCGGCCTGAGAAGGGTCAACCATTGCTTGACTGAACATAGTCTCGGCTTCTCGAAGACGTTTATTCCTAAGTCTTCGGTCGTCTGACGATAGACCTTGACCTACGTCACGATACAGGTTATTAGCCTGAGTAAAAAGACCCTGTGAGCGACGTCTTTCAAGCGGTGACATTTGATACTGCAAGCCACCTTCGGGTGTCGTATCAAAACGAGTACCCATATTGTTTGTAACTGTGTAAGGTTTAAAAGTGGAGGCATCAGAGGCTTGTTGGCCTATTTGTTGCATTCCTTCCTGACCTTCAATGCCTAAATCTTCAAGCATATCCGTCAGCTTGTCCATAGCCTCTTTGCTTAAATAAGCGCCACCGACACCGCCAATGATATTACCCCAATTAATTTCTGCCATGTTACAGACCTCCAATAATAAATGCTAATAGTTCAGAGTATTTAACTGAAAGATTCCCTGCTTCTTCGTTCCTAGTGAACATACCGTATTTTTCTGCGTTTAAACCTTCAGCTTCAAAAGCCGCTTCTAAGTCCTGTGCTATCACACCTACGTGATAACGAGAACCATCAACACCTTTTCTTTCTACTGAGTCATTCCACTTATACTTACGAATTAAACCTTTACAAGCCTGTGCAACTCTTACTTCAGCTTCGCTGAGTTCTTCAATACTCTGCTTTAGGTTACGGTCAGAGGAAGTGTCCAAGTCATTTTTAGAAAAGATAGTTTTAAACCTAGCAGTTCCGCCGCCTAAGTTAATAAGTTCGTTTGAAAACGCACCGGCACTATCGCAAGGAAGTATGTTATTAGTTGATGAACCACCAAAACGCAAACCACAGTCAATTTCATCCGTAATAAATAAGTCAGAACCAATAAAAGTTATATGTCCTTTAATATTAGTACCGTTGGTAATGTTTAAAACACCCTTAGCTGAGGTCACTTCTTCAGCAACTGTAAGAGTTGCTACGTTGTTAGGTTCTAAAACAATAGGGGCATTCAGTCCGCTTTTAGTGGTAACAATAAGTTTGTCATCCGCTTGAGTAGACCAAACAATGTCAGCACCGACAGTCCCTGCATTAGCAAACTCAACTTGAGCTTCGCCTGTGTCTGCACTGTCTAAATGCAAACGAGCGTCTGCGTCCCCTGTTCCGGTAGCTGTGACATTAAGATTACAATCAGCGTCTGTACCGGCTTTTGATAGCTCTAAACCTGTAAAGAAACCTGTTCCAAAACGCCCTGTACTGGCACCTAAGTTAGTAACTCCGTCAGTAATAGCACCGTTCTCATCACAAGCAAAAATGTTATTAGTGCCTGCCCCGCTTATACGAATACCCGCAGTGTTGTCAGCAAGATAAATATTATTAGTATCTATAATACCTATTTCACCCTTAACTGAACCGTCGCTAAATTTTAAATCACCTGTAACAGTAACTACGCCTTCAGCGGCTCTTAGTGTATTTACACTGTTAGGCTGTAGGTCAATAACACTACCGGATGTGTTAGTATTAATGTTTAAGTCAGGAGAACCTCCGTCCACAAAGTAACTAATAACAGCACCTAAAGAGCCGTCATGTAGAAACTCAATATCGCTTTCACCTGTAGCGCCTGCGTCTAATTTTAGCACTGCATCAGCATCGCCAGTTCCTGTGTTATGAATAAGCAAGTCTGTCTGACCGTTGTTAGTAGCTTTCTCAACAGACAAGTTATCACAATTAGCTGTAGTAATGTTAGCTGTAGTAATATTAGCCGTTGTAGTATTAGCTGTAGTAATAGTAGCAGTCTGTAGAGTAGTGTTTCCTGTAATAGTAGGAGACGCTGAGTCTGCTTTAGTTGCACTCATTGTAGCAATGTTGTTAAACTCTGTAGTAAACTCAGAGCCTTTGATGATTTTACCAGAGTTACCGGCAGGAAGAGAATCCTTGTCACCAAAGTTAGTTGTTACCGTGTAGTTGGACATTAGAGTAGTCTCCCTAGTTTAGCCAGTATGTCAATTTTTTGTATAGAAAAAGCATTGTTATTGATAGTCGATGTAACCCCTATAGTTACTACGTTGCCTGAACCTGTTGTGTTTACCTTCGGTGTATTAACATCAACACCACCAGAGAACTCAGCAGTAGTATTAAACTCACTTATGTTGAACTGTGCGGTAGCTTCCGTACCAAATGTAAAACTTTGTTTGCTATAGCTTTCTGTGTAATCGTAGCCCCAGTTAAGAACTGCTTCAGCATTCTGTCCACCAATAACTGTTAAGTTAAACTTCTTTAGGAACTTCAGAATAGTAGAGTTACCAAAGTCTAGCGGGTTACTAAAGTAAGACATAGTGTACGTAGCTGTGTCATCAAGATAACCGGCGTACTGTACAGTCCCTCCGGCTAGTCCCATATAGAAACCATTAGACGCTATCTGAGTAAAACACAGAGGCATTATACCTGACCATGTAGTAGCCCTAAACGACCCGTCTTCCATTGGAGTACGAACGTCAAAACAATAAACAGTATTACTAGACGGTAACGTCAATAAGTAAAAAGCATGGTCAGGGCTATATACTGTCTTAACAGGTAGAGACTCAAAGTTGACTAACTGCATTAAGTCAGTTCTTACATTCTTACTAACGTCACGCAGAGGCATTGACTTTTCTTGTATAATGCGCCCTAAGCTCATTACACCGCGATTAGACAGGAACAGTACATCATTACCTGTGGCCTGTATAGAGTCCCTCTCAATGCAACCTACGCCCTCTATCGTGTCTTGTAGTTGGAACCCCGCCCCTGTTGGAGCGTCAGCACCTGAGTATATAACAATGGAGTGCTTACCAAAGATTACTAAAAAGCCGTTGTGTTCTGTAATAGCAACAATCTCGTCATAACCAGTAGGCCATACGGATGTCAAGTTTAAGTTACCTGAGTCACCACCTGAGAATGCTTCACCGTCTAAAAGCTGTGACCAATACACCGTGTAGTTGTTTGATGAAACATCCGCAACCCATAGACGACCAAAAGCCGCCGCTACTTCATTACCAAAGGGTGCGTCGTGCGCTCCTGTTATAACCTCAATAAGTGTAGTGCTTCCTCCCTTACTAACAAGAGGGTGATGACCATGTTGAAAAAAGTAACAGTCATTATTAAATGAAACTATCTTCCAGTTGTTTGCTGAAATAGTGTAACCAACAGGCAGTGTACATTCCGCTAGTGTGCCTGTACCGTGTAGTATCTTATTGTTACCCGCAGAGAAGACAGTAACAGCACCGCCAAAGTCAGTGAACTCGAATATAGCTTCAATTCCACGGCTACTACCTAAGAAACTAGAACCGTTAGTTGACACCTTATCAAACCCTTTACGAGCGCCGATACGACCACGGTTATCAATTACACAATTATCAGCAACGGAAGCAAACGAAGGGTTCATACCCACGGGCGATTCCTCGGTGTTTAAACCGAAGAACGCAGGAGCGGCTACTGTTAGATTCTGTAATCGTTGTGTCATACGCTACACCATACTGTCTCTGTTGGGTATCTAGCCGCATCGTAAGCAATAGCATCAGATAGCGTGCTCCGTGCTGTAGCGTACAACTGTGCGGCGGGAGTACCTCCGGTTTCACCACGCTCTTCGACAGCCATAGCGTGAGCCAATTGAACAACAGACAAACCTGAAGTTCTAATATCCGAAGAGCCTATAGTAAGCTCAGGGCTTCTGTCTACAATGTCAAACAAAATAGTCACTGTCTTGTCAGTTGTTGGGTAAAAGTTAAAAGCCGCTGTGGTATTATCAACATCAGCATATCCTTTAAAAAGATAATTAGTAGGTCTACCTTTTTGAGTATCCTCTAAATAAACACTACTATAGTATTCTTTTTCCGTTCCTCGGTTTAATTCAGATTTATCCGCAGGATTATAAACACCTAGTACTTTAAAGTTTTCGTTAAGGCTCGTAATAGTGCCGTAACCGCTGTTAGCGAATAAAGATAAAGGTCTTATTGAACGTAGCTCACCCCAGTCCCATGCGTCCTCAACCATACGGTTAGCGTCGTTGACTAACTCACCAATAAGTTTAGAATAAGCAGAGGTGCTAGGGGCGGCTACTTCGTCCTCACGCAACCTACGTAATACTTTATTAATTGCTTCTAAATATGTCACTATATAGTTCTCCCAAAGGGGTCATTACCTTGTAAGTCGTTATATGCTATCAGTTCTTCGTCATAAGTTGCTGTTGGTTTTGTTTTAAACTTAAACATTTCTGAAAACTCGTAAGGGTCGTTATTAAATTCAGCGGGTGTTCCTGCTGTGTATTCCACGTCTACGTCTACGTCTACATCAGGGCCGTCTGGAAATTCAGGTGTTTCTCCGTGCGGTAAAGAATCCTTAACGTCCTCAATCTTGTCCCCCACATAATCAACAACGTCATCAACAGGTTCAGTAACATTGTCCTCTACCCAGTCTCCCACGTCCTCAAGCGTATCGCTGACAGGTTCAGTAACATTATCCTCTACCCAGTCACCTACCGACTGTAACGCAGGGTCAATCTTGTCCCCTACCCAGTCTATAGCGTCGTCAGCGGCATCAACTACCGGCTCTAACGTATCGGATATTGCAGTGACTCCGTCTTTTAACACGTTAAGAAGAGGGTCTGCTAAATCAGCAAGGGCGCTCCAGTCAAAGATAGTACCGCCAATGTCTATACCATCGCCAAAACTTCCACCTTCTTTAATGTATTTAACAAAGGCGCTTTTCCCCGCTTCTTCAAGACTTTCACCGTTTAACAGTTTTGTATTAAACTTACGTACAGCTCCTAAGAAGTCATCATTAGATGCCAAAGTCGGGGGTATTCCTAAGTCTTGCAATACACCTGTAAGCATGGAGTCAGGAACTACAGCGGCAAACAAACCTCCAACATTTTCATTAGCTATAGCATCAATAGCGCCTACTGTTTGATTGTAGCTCAGACCAAATAAACCCTTACCTGCTGTCTGGCCTATCACTGTTCCTGTTGTAGGGTCTATAATATCAGTAGGAGGGCTGATAACCCCTGCCATGTTTAACCCTTGAATACCTATATTTACCCAGTCTTCAGTATGTAGGGTTTTACCTTGCGCTCCCTTTACAGCGGCAATCACAGCTTCACTAGCTCCGGCTGTCACCCACGAGGCAACCAGTCGAGCCATCTGCTTAGTACTTTCACGGAACGATACCCAAGTGCTTTGCTCAGGTTTTTTAATCCAGAGCATCGAATGAGCGCCTGCGGGAGAGTCTCCTCCAGATATATCAACAAACATACCTTCAGCGGCTAGTCTGTTATATTCTCGAATCTCTTCCGTTGAGAACCCGTTCATCATACTCAGACTACCACCACCGTCAGGTAGTTTCATGTACAGAGTATCAGCGTCGTATGTGTAACCCGATGGAAGTAAACCTTCTAAGTCTAAAGGTTCATCAAGTTGGAACTGATGCTCTGCTCCAGTAAACTCAACTTTTTCAATCCAATCCCTACCTACAGTTTCGTCCCACAGATAACCTTCAACAGTAGTTCCTAGAAGGTCTCCACGATTAGGGTCATGGGAATTTAGAACATCCTGTTTAGCTTCTGGACTAGAATCATACTCAGGAGCCGTCCAATCAGTTATTACAAAATCAGGATTTTCTTCAAAAAAGTCTGATTTTTCACCTTCAAATTTATATTCCTGTAAATCTGCCTGATACCTCCGCCACTCGTTCACAATAGCTCGTTGAGCGGAAGACATTTCAGAGTAACGCATAGCCCCGCCATAGCTGTTACGAGGCCAGTTAATAGGTAAACCGTCCGCCCCTAACTCACCCCCTGTCCATTGTGGAGCATTGGGGTCGTTTGTAGACAACCCTGATGTAGTTTCAACAAATATTGGGTCGGCTGTGTTATTGTCTTTAGTAGCGTTCATCAGAGACGCATTATAAGCGCCTGAATCTGCTAGATACTGCAAGTTTGTAGAACCACCTCGATAAGTACTAGGGTCTGGTTCAGGGTCTCCTAGTTTCCAATTTGGAAGTATTGGCGTTGTACCGGTAGATGTTGTATTGGTAGATAAAGATGTAGTAGTGTCAAGAGGGTTTACATCTTCACCTACAGCAAGGTTCTGGTCAAACGGGCTTGTTAAATCAACAATCTCTTCTTCCTGACCTCCTACCTGAGTAGCTATTATCTCTGATTCTGAATTAGGAGTTAAATTTAGCTCGGTAGCAAACAAGTCCTCTGTGCTTGTATTTTTTATTGGAGGAGGCTCGTCAGCCATCCGAGGAGCTAAGGTATTAGTTAGCATTCCATCAGGCTGTTGGCGTGTTTGTGCTACAGGCGTAGGAGCAGTAACAACAGGAGCTTTCCAGTCTGTAGGTACAGGCGCTGACCAATTTCCTGTGTTTGCTTGCCAACCCGCCCAATTATTTAAATAGTCTTGTTCGTTGTCGAAGTCAGCAGGATTAGGCTTCTGCATTACTTAACTCCCTTTGTCTTTTCGTATGTACGCAACGTACCTAACCCAAGCATCCCCATAAGGACAGGCAACATAGTTGACAAATCTATAAGGGGAATAACGATTGGAGAACCGGATAAAGCAAGCGCAAAGTTTGCCATCGGAATAACAAGGAAGTTACCCGCCATTCCAAGGCAACAAGTCCAACCCACAGCGGGTCGCCAACCTGCGACAAATAAGTCCTTACTCTGTGCTTCAGCTTTGTTTACCTCTATCTGTGCCTGTGCTATTGTATGTGCTTGTGTGGCAATCTCGTGCGCTATACGTTGCTTAGTATCAGCGTCGGGGATTACCTTGTCTAATATAGATGTTACTGGCTGTATAAGCGCACTGATGATTGACATTATTTTCTTCCTCTAAGTCCCATAACTGTGTCGGACTCCCAGATACGTAAACCCATCCACACGATTGTAAACAATGAAGCCACTGGTGGTAACCAAGCAGCTAAGGATAATACCCCTGTTGACACTGCTGCTATGTCCATCATTTCTTTAGTTTCCTCTACCATTATGTTAGTCCTTTAAGTTGCTCCGGTTACGACGTAAGTCATACCGAGTTGTTGTAAGAGGTCAGGGAGCCTTTGTTCTTTGTCTGTCGAACTAGCATGAATTAAAGTACTATTAACAAGAGAGCTGTAGTACTCATCAGAAAAGAAACCACGACTAACGTAGTAGCTTTTAAAGTTCTTCTTCAGTTCCGTAGTAAACATCTCAGGACTAGTAAGTTCTTGAGCTGCGAGTTGGTTAGCTTTAGATACAATTATAGTTATGTATGTACTCATTAGATAGTCACCCCTGTTTTGCCTGCAACATACTTTTCTGCACTTGCTATTTCATCAGCAGAGGCTAGTTTACCTACAATAATCAAAGAGTATATCTTACCATCTAACTGAGCAGAAACACCGCCTGCACGTCCACCAATGCTGAGAGGATGGTTACCATAAGTTCCTGTGCCTAATGAGCTTGTATTAGAAGACACAACAGAGCCATTACGTCTAAACGTATGACTTGGGGCTGAGATACTTGCGATGCTTGTTAGAATGCTTTTGTTAGGGTTTCCTACAGAAGTAGTAGAAATATTGTTGGCGCTCGTACCTTTTTGAATTGCTCTCCAAAGTTCTCCAGAAGTACAGAAGACTCTAAAGCCTCCTGTTGTACCACCTACAGAATTAGAAAGCTCAACAATAGTTTGGTTTAAACCTGTTGCTTCTTTTTTAGCACCTACAAACACAGACATATCAGTAATACTGTTAGTAGCAAAGGGAAGGTTTCCGGCTGTACGTAGCCCGTCAGTACCATCAAAGTCTAAGCACAAGTTACCGTCAGCATCTACAACAAGAATAGGACACTTGCTTTCTGTAGTTTGAATTAAATGTTGACCATTACCAGACCTATCTAAAATCTTACCAACGGCTTGTCCTACTACTGCGGGAGTGGTTCCGTCAACCTTAAACAGGGTGGTAATGTCTGACATATCATACCACGCACCCTTAAAACCCCCTACA